ATCGGGAAGGCCGGTCTCCTGGTATGCGTCAGATTTTTCCGGCGAATCGGGGAGAGGGTACCCGAGGCGGATCCCGCGAGCTCCCCATGAGGCAATGAGCGCGTCAAGCCTCCCAAGGGCCTGCTCGATCTGATCCGCCGACAGGTCAAACGAATAGCTTGACAGCCCGATCTCGGCAAGAGCCCCAAGGATGAGCTGCCGCTTTGTGTAGCTCATTTCTTGCCCTTCTTTTTCTTTGCCGGAGCTTTCCCGGGCTTCCCGGCCTTCTTTGCGGCTGTCCTTGCCGTTTCAAGCGCAATGGCAACGGCCTGATCCCGTGATATCCCGCGCTCCATCTCGCTCCGGATGTTTGCGTAGATTGATTTTCGCGAATACCCTTTTTTCAGCGGCATGGCGTTTCTCCTATGCCTTCCTCGGCCGTCTCGGCCTTCTGGTATCTCTCTCTTTCGACTCGGACGGAGCGTCCGGCTCTTTCTTCTCTTCCACCGCCTTCGGCCTTTTCGCCGCAGCAAGGGCATCAGGGACGGTCGGCGAATACCCGGCCGCGAGCGCGGCGTTGTACTCCGTCATGTTCTCGACGGGGACATGCCCATAAGTCCCTCCGTTGCAGTAGTAGGGACCTGGGCTCTTGAAAACCAGTCTCGGGAACTCCATGACAACCTCCTCAGTTTCATGGGACATCCCGCCCCGGTGATCCGGGACGGGACAAATTACATCACGCGATTCTGTAAGAAATATACGTCTCGGCTGCGGTTTTCCTCGTGCGCCATGTCGCAGAGGTCACGGTCGCAACGGCGGCAGTCCCAACTATGGTATGCCCGGTTGCGGCCGCAGTCACGGTGAAGGCGTTTCCGCCGGTGTTGATGACAGACCAGTCGAACGACTCCCCGATTTCCATCTTGAGCGCGGCGTCCATCACGGCCCCGGTGTCAAGGGTAGCCGTGACAGCGGCCGCGGTCGTAGAAGTCACGATTCCAGATGCGATCATCGCGGCGGTGAGCGTCCCGGTCGCATCCAGGACTCCAGGGTTGCCCTGCCCGCGAAGGCCGCGCCGTTCAATAGGGACAGCCGCAGTCCCAATGTTGACAAACGCCTCGGAAGGACCTGCCTCGATGACGAGCCGCGCAGCAGCCGCGAAAGCCCCCGACTGATAATCTGCGTCTGCCGCAGCAGTGGCGAAAAGCACTTTGGTCGGAGGCATATTCGGAAGGCCAGCATTGAGCTGATAAATCTTGACGGGGCTTTTGGAAAATATCGAAACGATATCAGATGCCGCAACCGCAACTTCCACCGATCCGAACGGATAAACTTTCATTGACATGTTTTCATTCTCCTCTCGTTTTATTCAAGTAGGGGCCTTTCGGCCCCAACCCTTACACCTGGTTGAACAGCATGATGCCGGACATTTCCGGCTGTTTGTTAACAACCCCAAAGAGACAGTCGAGCCTGTACAGAGTCTTCATCGTTTTGATGTCATACTGCTTCTGCAGAACAAGCTCGATCCCCATGTCGGTGGATCCTCTCATGACCTTTGCTCCGGAGTCGGTGGGGACCGCATACCGTCCGGGGAGGATTTCGATGGCGTCCTTCTGCCAGAACGGGTTCGACGGAGCGGCAGCGGTGTTCAGGAACACGATGGCCGAGTTGGCCGCCGGGGTGTTGACGACGCAGTTTTGATATTCCCGTTCCGCGTCGGTTCCGCCCTGCGCCGAAATCATCGGCGGGGTCATGACCAGAGTGGTCGCCGTCAGGACTTCCACAACGCGGAAGGTTTTCAGCTGCCCCGTGGGCTGCTTCGTTATGTGGTGTACCGCTTCAACGGTCGCGATGGTGAAGCAGTCGCCCGCACGGACATTTGCCGTCGAGTTCCAGGTGACGGTCTGGAAACGGTTGTCAACGTTGTTCCGTTCACCGGTCGCCGCCGTGCGGGTCGCCGCCGGGACGTACACGTTTCCGCCGGCAGCCTGAGTGCTCATGGTCAGGTTCGCACCGCCGGCCGCAGCAGCAATGCGCCGCGCGTAGTCGAGTTTGAAAGTCTCGAAGCCGGACACCGTTCCGACGTAGCTCCGCTCGTAAGCGGTGGTCGGTTTGCCGGGCATATACTGCCGAGTCGCCAGGTTGTTCGCCATGCCGTTGTAGTCCCGGGTGGAGAGCGCGAGGAACCGGTCGTAGTCCGGAACGCCCTGCTCGTTCATGATCGCATCGCACAGCGCAACGTCCACGTACCCGGACGCGCCGACACCGACTCGCGGGACAACGAGAGTCCCCTGAAGGGACGCCACATTGAGAATCGCAACGTTGATATCGCTGGACAGCTTCTGCCTCGCGGCTTCCCCAAGCCTCTTTTCCTGCAGGGCATCACGCAGTTCCGCCGCAGTCATGACCCACGGGACCGACCGCTTGTGACCAATGGTCGCGGGGACGGACAACTGGGTCCGATCCCGGAAGTTCGCCGTCTGGTCTTCTCCGTTGTAGCTCTGGGCGATATACGGCTGCGGCCGCCAGATAACGTCACTCGCCCTTTCCATTGCCGCCTGATCGGTGCTGTAAACGGCGACATTCTTCGCCATTACGAGCGCGTCCTGGAACCCTTCAAGGATATCCTCAAATGCGACGCGTTCTTCTTTGCTGAACTCATTAGCCATGTGTTAACTCCTCTTGTTTTTCTGCCTCTTGTAGGCAGTGACCTTTGTGTAGTCGCCGGTCCTCTCCGCTTCTGCGCGGAGCCTTTCCAGCGTGGCGTCCGTTCCCCCGGACACGCGGCCGCTTCCGGTCACGCGGGTTTCGGGCGGGGTCGCCGGTTTTCGTTCGCTCACTTTCAGCTGCGCCTCCAGTCGCGCGACGGCAAATGCAAACTCGACGGGGTCTTTTATCGCCCCGAGAGCTGCGGCCTTGGTCGGGTTCTTCCCCAGGGCATAGACCAACAGCGCGGCGTTTTTTGCCCCGCTCACGATGATGCTCTGCTGCGCGGTGTCAAGATTCGCAACAACAACAGCTTCCGCATCATCGTAGTCGTCTGCCCCAATGGTCAACTTCGCCCGCTCGTAGGTGCCGAGTTTCTCCTGCCAGCGGCGGGCATGTTCCTCGGCCTCCGCTTTCTGTCGGGCGGCCTGCTCGTCGATCTTGAGCTTCTTCGCGTACCACGCGGCAAGGTCGGCCTCGTATTTGACCGTATCGTAGTCTGCCCCTTCAAGGGTCGGCTTCTCGCCGAGTACGATTTCAGGAGGAGCCCCCGCAGGAGTCCCGGCTTGCTGGAGCTGCCGAAGCTGCCGCTTCAGTTCGCGGTTCTGCTTGCGCATCTCCTTGACCCACGCAGGGGCCGGTCCTCGAGGAACCTCCTCCGGTTCATCGCCGATTACGACGGAAAATTCCTCTTCCGCCTTGTTTTCCTCTTCCGCGGTAGTCTGCTCTTCGGTCCGGGATTCTTCTCCAGACTGATCGACCGCTTCGTCCTGCTCTTCGACCTGTTCGTTCTCGACCACTACGTCCATACCGTCCACGCGCTTCTCCTCTCGGTCCGTTACTGCACGCCGGGACCGGCCGGCGGGATATTTTGCCCCTGCGCCATCTGCGCAAGTTCCTTCACCGTTTTCATTGCCGCCTCACGGGCTTTCTCCCGGAGACCGGCAAGGATTTCCATTGTCTCGGCCCTGGTCTTCTCGACCTCCGCAGCGATAGAAACCGCATCAGCCCGGGCCTTCATGGCTTTCGCGTTCGCCTCTTCGGCCAGCGCAGCTGCAAGGATAAAATTCGGATCGGGCTCCTGCTGGGCGTTCGCCATAGCCTCCGCCTCTTCCTTTGTGGGCTGAAGGACACCGAGCTGGACAAGCTGCTTTCGGTAAAACTCCCGGGCGTCCGCTATTCCCTCACCTTCCATGTTCATCATGACGAGCGACGAAAGGACCTTCGACGTTTCAGGATCGGGAGCCACCGACAGCATTTTGACAAGACTACGGACGGTGGACTTCCGCTTCGACGAAGACGACGGACCGACGTCAACGACAACGTCAAACTTCGCACGCGCAAGATCATTCGTCGCGATCGTCGCTCCGGTCTCCGGGTCTTTCCCGGGCGCGCCAATGACGACCGTCGATAGCTCATCCTGCGAGCCTACGGTTTTCATTTTCCGGCCCTCTTCGACATACAGCTCCCGGGCCATGGAAAGCCAGACCTCCCCGACGCGCCGGACGGTCTTGGCGAAGTTCGAAACATAGATAAACGTCTGCATGTCCATCCGGTCGTGGATCATCTCGACCGCTTCGCCGGAGATGTTCGACACAACCTTGTCCGCGCCTTGTTGATTCCCAAGGATATCCTGCATGTCCTGTTCGGTGAGCTGCAGGAGGGCCGCCATCGCCGGGGGAATCTGTGGAGGCTTCGTATACCCGACCGGGCTTGCCGGAGAAGGATTCCCGGTTGCGTCGGTGATCGGGTTCACAAGCAAGTACGGATAATTCTTGATATTATCCTCTTGCCACATCACTTGATGCCCGGCGACCTGTTCAGGGACGAATATGGGCTTCTCGGTTCCGGATGATGCGGACAGCTCGGCAAGCTTCGACAGCTGCATATTTTTAAGCCGCTGCGGGTCTTTCGCGAGCCGGACGTGGCCCATGCACCGCTCGATCCCGTCAACCATCCACCGCTTCCCGTAGGCCGGGACAATCGGGATGTTCGCCCCCGCAATGTAGCCGCAG